ATTTGATTTGTTCGTTGTAAGCTTCTTCAAGTTCTTCAACTTTAGAAGTGAGTTCTTCAACAACATCTACCTTGTCGGTAGGAATGTCAATGTAATGCTCTTCAAACAAACCTTTTAATCCTGTAATAAAATCTTCAACGATTTCGGCACGGAGACCTTTTTCGATGGCGATTTCGTTGTCTTTGACCCATTCTTCAACCATGTAGTTGAGATAGTCATCAACTTTAGCAGCCAAATCTTCTTTAACTTCTTCGATGGCAGCTTCAAACTGATCCATCAATTCAGCTTCGGCTTCAGCAATAACTTCTTCAGCACGAGCGATAACGGCAGCTTCAAAAATGGTAGATGCTTTCTGAACAAATTCTTCAGAGAGATTTTCGCCTGTGAACAGAGCGTCCATATCTTCTTTCATTTTTTCTTTCATCTTCATTTTTTTCATCATTGCCTTATCTTCTTTTTCATCTTCGTGACCTTCGTCTTTTTCTTCGGCGACTACTTCTTCGTCAGATTCGGTTTCTTCGTATTGTTGAACACCTACAGAACCTTTGTTTAAAGGCATTTGGTTTTTGCCAGTCTTGCCTTCAGGTTGCTCAATTGCAACACCGTCAGATTCTTGTGGTTGACCTTTGAGTTTCTTCATTGGCTCGGAACCAACAGGTGGTTTTGCACCAGGAGCAGTTGCTGTTGGTGTGCCTTTTGTGTAGTCAGGATTTGCATCGGTGGTTTTGAGTGGTGTGTGACCAACATCTTCTTCACCGGTGCCATAGGCTACATCGCCAGATAATTTGGCTGGTTTATCTTGGCCACTTTGTTTACCAGAAACATTACCCGAAAGAATGTCTTTAGCGGCTTCGGACAGATTAAATTTTCCCATTTTGAAAATCTCCTTGATTTATATTGGATATTTATATTTAAAGTTTTTTGACGAGTGATTCCCAAATGCGTAGACTTACTTCTTCAATTTCCTGTTGCGAAGCACGCTTGATTTGCTGCTTGGCTTCAGAGTATTGTTGTTCTGTCCATACACCGTTGACCAACACCCATTCTTTGCCTTCCATGATACCTTGAACGAAAGCATTTGGAGCAGAGGGGTCTGCTACAATATCCGCCGCTGTGGCTAGATGAAAATCATCTTGAACAATGTTTACACCATTAACATTTTTAAGAGAACCCATACCACGGGAGGACACACCAATCTGTGCACCACCTTCGATAAGACTCTTAACAATGTTTCCCATAGGGGTGTCAAGAATTTTTGCTTTGCCTATCCAATCATTACCTTCTTGGCGGAGACCCACAACCATGTGTGAAACTCTGTCAAGATTGATAGATGGGGTGTCTGGATGACCCAGCTCACCAAAGGCACGATTTTTATTAATATATTGTTCTGTATATCTTTGCACTTCTTTGGCCATGGTCTCTTTGAGATATTTACGGCCATTACGGTTTACCACTTCTGCTTGGAGAAATGGACCTTCAATGTAAAGATTTCTCTTGCCGTCTTTATCTTCAGCAAGATATTGTAGTGTTTCGGTGACTTCTGTAATTAACTTCATTATAGTCCCATTGCCTTTCGTTTTCTTAAAGACATTTGCCGTTTTCTGAGCGCCTGCCTCATCTTACCTCTTCGTTTAAACTTGGAACGTCTGGCTGCCATCTTACGGCGCCTACGTTCTTGTGGTGACATTCTTGTTAACTTACCACCACGAATTGTAAAACCTGGTACTGCCGACTTCTTAACTCTCCGTTGTATCTTTCCTTTACGGAATCTTACACGAATAAGTTGTGTTCTACCCATTCTTTGTATGTTGCCTTCTGCTAGTTCTTCTTCAAACTCAACATCAGGAAACATCTCAGCTGCAATACACAACTTAACTTGGTTTAATCTTTCATTAACCAAGTCTTGTATGCGTTGATTCAAAACCTCTTTTGCTTCAACTATTTTATCCTGTAATAGTTTAGAAACAAAATCTTTCATTACGGTGTTACACCATAAGGAGGATAGTTAAATGCAGCAGGATCAGTAAACTGACCAGAACTATAGAATCGATTGTCTTTATGCAACTCAATAATTAATGTATAAGATGCATTAGCGGTTGTACCAACGGTCGTAATTGTTACGTTACCTGTAGGACCCACAGCATTGTTTGGTATTGCAGGTAATTGATATTGTGGATTTGTATCACCAGCACCAACACCTAAAGCATAAATTGTGGCATCACTTGTAGTACCTTGCCATTTTAATTGTAGATGGCCAACTTCTGCATCAACATTATAGAGAACACGAGAAATTGTAAATGCTGAATTAGCAAAACCAGGAGCAGTTGTGTTACCTGCCTGATATGGTAAATTGTTGGCATTCAAAGCACCAGACAAAGCTCGTGGATCAATAACAACTGTTAGAGCTTCATTTCCGCCAGCGGTATCAAAAATACCAACCCGTTTAATAACGGTGCGTTTTGTTGTGTCAACTAAAATTTGTGTGCTATTTGATGTTGCCATTTTTTTGTCCTAGTTAATTTTCTGTTTCTTCGTCCATGCTACCCGTTGAGGACCATTGCATGGCCGTATATGGAACGGTTACATATTTATTAATCTTATCCACATAGTAAAGTGCCACTCTCTGATTATTTGGAAATTGACGAATTGATTTACGTTTCATAATCAAAACAGCAGGAGGATCCATAGGTGCACCATGGTCTTCCTTTTCGTTCAAAGAGCGGAGTTCTTTAAGTGTTTTCAACTGGTGTTTCCTGTTCTACTTCTTCTGGTTGTTTAATTAGATTCATCGCAATCTCTTGCTTCTTCATATCGATATGACCCATTACACGGTCATGAATATCAGCATATAATGCATCACGCATTTCTTTAGCATTATCTTGTGCTGCGTAGTCTATAATTTGTCTTGTATCTGCCATTTTATCTCCAATTTAAATATTTATAATATCTGTTTCAATTTAACAAATGTTCCTACTGACTTCTGTTCTTGTTGCGCACCCATATCTTGAGCTTGCTGTAATTCAGATTGATGTGTTGCCAAAGCGGCTTGTTGGTCTGCCTGAACATCACCTACCATCTGTGCTTGTGCCACATCATTTGTAACACCAACCGGCAATCCAAGACCCATTTCTTTTTCTTCATCAATCTCACTTTGCATTTCTTTAATCTGGTCATCTGTCAAACGCAATACATTACGTTGAATCCATGCTTGTGAGAAGTAACGACCAGTATATGGGTCTACGGCTGACAAAAGAGATAATCTTTCTCTCATCAACTCAGCATCTTTAAGTTCACTAAAGTTATTGTCTTTAATGAAGTCATAATAGATGTGTTCTTTAAACTGGTCCCACTCATCAGCGGTACATATACCTTTTAATACACATTGCACACGGAGTGCCTGATTAAAGATATCAGAAAACTTGTTACGCAAACGGTCAACAAACTTTGCAAACTTTAATTCATCTCGTGTAACTTCTGCAACACGACCAATAGAGAAACCTTGATTAGGTTCTAAACGAGAAATAGGTACACTTAATGAGTTATATAATTTCTTTTGAAAGTATTTAACATCTTCTAACTCACCTAAGTTTTGACCACCAGGTAATGTAGTAATCTCTGTGCCTTTACCACCTTCACGGCGTGGTAACCAAAAATCTTCCATCATTGACAAGAATTTACGGTCATCACGGACTTCACCTGTCTGTGCATCATAGACCAACTTGTTTTTATACTTGACCATAATATCACGAAGATATTGTTCGGCTTTTAACTTAGGCAAATTACCTACGTCAATGTAAAAAATACGGCGTTCAGGTGCTCGTGAGATACGATAGATAACTGTGGCATCTTCAATCATTCGTAATTGATTGAGTGGTTTAATTGCCTTGTGTAGATACGATAACACTACAGCACGGCGAGAATCCATCAAACCAGATACAACAGAGAGAATCGAATCGGTTGTAATACGAACACCAACTGGTCCATAATTAGAAGAAGAACCAGTTACCACTTTATCGTTGTAGATATAATATTCATTGAATACATCTACAATCTCTGCACCTGTTCTTTCATCTTTCTTCTTTTTAATCTCACGAACTTTACGAAGTTTGCGTGGATCAATATAACGAAGTTCTTTAATACCAGCAATTGGATCTTGTTTATCTATAATCACATTATAATATAATCTGCCGTCAATATAATAACGGCGGAAAATATCTTGTGCCATATGTTTATAGTTAAACAAACGAAGAATGGTATGAAACTCATCTTTGATTGCTTTTTTAATTTTCTCTGGTTGGTCTAAATCGTCCAACACAATCTCAATAATTTTACCATCATCATCTTGCACGATGGCTTCATTCATAATATCATCAATAGCTGATTCAATCTCTGGTTGCATGGCCATCTCACGATAACGAGAGATAAGTTCTACTTCATTTTTTGCTGTGCCGTCTAAGTCAACATATGTGCCATAGTATGCGGCCGAGGAAATGGTTAATGCGCCATCTTCATTATTTGGTGGCGTAATAGATGGTTGTGCGAGTTGCTCTTCCTCGCTTTTTCTGCGAGAAATCTCAAAACCAAAGAGAGAGAATTTATTAGTAGCTGCCATATTTTATAATTTCCAATTCAATTAAACATAAATGAGGGACCGAAGTCCCTCAAACAAAAACATATTAGGTAGTTGTATTTGATTCCCAATATTGGAAGGCAAATGTGGCTGAATATTCTTCAATCACATCATTTGAACCCCAATCTAAATCAATTGGTGCTACATCAAGTGGGAACACACCTACAAACTTATAAGATTTCAATTCGTTACCAGATTTACCATATTGTGTAACTACTGCATCAACTGTATAACCTGATGGGTTAACAGCTGAACCGTTACGAACATTGGTAGTATGACTGTTGATTGCATTCATCCATGATTCAAGAGAGTTACGAACTACAAAGTCCTCATCATTGATAATCTGTAATGTCCAGTCTGTGAAGGTACGATTACCAGCAAACTTCAGTTCACGGCCAAAATAAAACACAGGCACAGTACCTACGGTAGAACCGGGTAACTGTGCTGATTTTGCCATGAATGTTGTTTTCTGTGCAGCGGCTGAGCCGTTGGTTGCAACTGTTGGGAATGTTAAAGAGACCTGAAATAGATTTGGACGGGCACCGTCACCAATCATATTTGCTCTAAATTCTGCTACATTGAATGCCATTTGTTTTCTCCTATATCGTGGTTATTTATTAAGCTGCACCAACGATTGTTGTGAAGTCAACACCAGTTCCAACTGCAACAAAGTTCAATTGGATGAAGTTGATAGAACGAGCAGGCTTGATGTAGATGTCACCAACAAACTGGTTAGTATCAATGATTTGTGGTGTATTATTTGTAGTGTCACAAACAACACGGAAGTCATAGATACCACGGCGACCTTGAACATCTCGTAGGAACGGAGTTACCAATGCTACGAACTGAGCACGAGTAAATTCGTCATTGAATTCAAACAATGAGAACTGAGCCGCCTGAGAAATTGCCTTTTCAAGAACAATAAACAATCTACGAACATTGATACGGTCAAATGCAGATGGCTTGTTTTGTAGTGTCTTATCACCAAACAGAACAATACCTTGACCAGGGAAAGATACAACAGGATTTACACCTGCGGCATACAATACATCTCGTTGTGTCTTATTTGGATTCCATGCCAACTTAATAGCATTTTTGATTTGACCACGGTTGAAACCAGCAGGTGAGAACCATGGATCACGAACTGTATCAGTATTAACACACAGACCGGCCACATCACCGTTTAATGGAATGTAACGATAGACATTGTTATACTTGTCATACATATATTTGTAACCAGAATCAGCTACAACATATGAACTAGAGCGAGCCAAACTTGATAACCAAGATTGAATACCAGCTGTTGGTGTAGTATTAATACCATCAACTGATGTTCTTGGAGGCGAAATAAATGCTACACAGTCTTTACGAGAGTTAACAATATTATCAATAACATATTGTTGAACTGTTGTGTTTGCATTACCAGTTAACACCAATGAAATATCAATTGTTTCTTTATTTGCAAATAAATCATAAGCAGTTTGAATATCACCATTTGTTGGTGTGAATTCTGAACCACCTGCTAATGTGATTGTTGGATTGGTTGTTAGTGTCGTGAAGTTTGTATTAGCTGCTGGATTATCCCAAGTAGAACTTGTTGTTGCATAGTTTACTGGATCGGTAGCATAGATGTATTGTGAGTTATCAAAAATAACTTGTTTATAAAAGTTTGATACTCCATTAATACTTGCATCAGAAGCTTTAGATAAGAATGGATAAACTTCCAATACTGTACCTTGTTGGCCAGTAAATAATCCACCTGCATCAATTACAACAACGTGCATTTCATCATTTGAACCACCAACAGCAGATGCATAATCTGAAGTACCAGGAGCAGAAGTAAAGTAAGAACTATAAGACCAGCTACTAAACAAACTTGTATTGGCACAAACAGCTACCGATAACGAGTTACCAAGAACGCCTGGATATTTGGCCATAAATGCACCAAAGAAATTATTGTTGTCTGTGTTTAAATAAAGATATTCAAATTCGTCTGAATTAGGAATTTGAAATGCTGTGTTTGCAGCTGCATTATTTGAGTTAGCATCGACAGCACGAACAACACTTAGGTTGTTACCATAGGCTAAGAAAGAAGCAGATGTAAAAAACGAAATTGCTGAGTTTGAATCTGGTTTACCAAAGTAATTGGTTAGTGTGATTTCGTTGTCAACCAGAATTACTTGTCGTGCTGGACCCCACGAAAAGTTTCCAGCATAAGCACCGGCCGTAGTTAGAACCGAAGGAACGACTGTTGTTAAGTCAACTTCGGAAACATTTACGCCTGGAGAGATTTGAAACGCCATTTTATTCTCCTTGAATTATTATGTGTTCTTGGCAGTTAAAATACCATACTGATATTTATCAAACATCGGATTTACATACTCCTAAAGAAATCTCTAGTGTAGGCCGCATAAGTATCGCCACCGTCTGCCACTTCCCATACATCACCACCTTCCACCATGAAATCGGTCTTTAGACCATCTTCTATAATAGGTGCAGGTAGAACTTCTTCATCCAATTGATTCATGTTTTCCAACTGAATCTGCTTTCTTAAATCATGATTTACTATTTCTCTAAAGTATTTCTGTGTGGTTGCCCATGCAAAAATCACTAAAGTCATTGCCATATCATCATTGGCACCTTCTGCGGCCGCAAATGATGTCTTATATTGCTCAAATGTGGTTAACTCTGAATAGGTATCAAAGTCATTGATTAGTAACTTATCACCTTCTATTAATGTTTTAAGGTTAGAACAACCTACAGCCTTCACCTGAGGTGACATCTTTAGACCCATCTGCACACCACGAGCAAATCCAGCAGACAGTTGTTGTGGTTTCTTATTACCAGTAAAGATTTTCAATAGGTTCTCATACTCTAAATCTGAATGTATGAAGTCTGCCACCTGTGGATTATTGTTTATTTCTACCAAAACGTAAGCATCATTGTATAAACGAGCTGCATTAACAATCACCGTTGGAAACAATATGGGTGAAATGGATGAACTTGAATAGGTGGCAACCTGTTTATATGGTGTGGTTGATATATCTATCACAGAGAAAGCCGAGGAGTCTAAGTTTTTACCTTCCGATACATCAACCGAAATACAATAAATGTGGTCGGTTAGAGAACCATTGACACCTTCTTTGATAGGATGTTCATAGATTTTCATCTTATCGTGTTCTACAATTGGGTTCATGTACCTCAATTGTTGTAGTTTATAACCAGAGATAAGAGTATTAGACGAACCTAAGAATTCAGTTTCAAACTCTTGTGCAAACTGCCGTTCTGAGGTGTTTCGAATAGTTTCTTCTTTCCACGCATCATCACGACCTGGTACATGAGACCAATGAATCTCAAAATTTTTGTAATTGTTTCGTTTCTCTAAAGAATCCATCCATAGTTTATAGAATAGATTCATACCATTTGGTGTGGAAACAATGATAATCTTTGAGGACTTACCAGATGAGATTACAGGATAGACTGAGTTAAAGAACTCATTGGCAATATTGTTTGGGACGAAAGCGAATTCGTCTAAGAATACAATGTTAAACGAACCGCCTCGGATTGCTGAAGAACTGGTGGAGGCCGCAATAACCTTAGACCCGTTCTCTAGTTCTACATTACCCTTGTTCCATGTCACCACACCTTGTTGGAGCCATTGTGGTAAATTCTCATATGCCAGTTGATACTTGGCTAGAATATCACGAGCCAAAGAACCTTTGTTTGCCAGAACTGCCACATTCTGAGAATCGGTGAAGATAGTTGCCCAAAGAAGGTAACCAACTGTTGTGGTAGTTTTACCAACCTGACGAGGACATTTGGTGATGACGAAACGATTATCTTTAAAAAGATTTAACATTTCTTCTTGAAAAGGCCACATATTAAAATTGATAAGGCCTTCATCCACGTTCACAATCTTAATGTAGTTCTTGCAGAAGTAAACAGGATCCTTAGAACACTTTACATATTCTTCAATCTGTTCTTTGGTATATTGGTGGTCAACACCTACCTTTTTGAGTAGGGGGTTATCACGGTAAGAATCTTTTTGGTTCATCGAAATAAATCTTCTATTTTTATCTTGGCGTGAGGTGAATTTTTATCACCGTGATAGTTGGTACCAAAGTGTGTAACCCATGTGTCGGAGAAATTATTTAGTGGTAACATATACCTATGGCCAAATCCTACAGGTATATTGACAAACATATTGCCTAAATTGGCTGACTCACGAATACCCCATGATCCTTTTTGGCCAAACTTATAATAATCTGATTCAATATGTTCTTTGACCAGTTCTTTATCCATAATAAACATACCTTGATATGGTTCAGATAAAGAAATAAATTTCTGTTCTTCTACTGTAATTGTTGGCCGATGTTGTTGATAGTGTGTGCAATCTAAAGAATACACTTGACCTTCATTCACTTGAACACGATGAGTGGCAGGTATAAAATTGAGATTATTGCGTTGAAAGAGTTCTCGTGTTTTTATCCAATAATCAAATGTTTTTCTTTCAACACGAATATTACCTTCAAGATAGGCAAAGTGTGTATAGTCTGATTCTAAGAATTCTGACATATACTTCTTGTGTTCCCATGTATGATGATATGGGTCATTTAGTTCTGCCACATGAATGGGCAAATTAGAATCAAAATTAACATTGCTGTTAATAATAAGTTTGATATTTGGTATATCAGATAATGTTTTTATTACTTCTTTAAACTGCTCTAACCGTTCTTCTACATAATAAAAACAAACATTCACCCAAAGTTTCATTCTTTTCCTTTGAGAAGTTTATTAAGTTCAGCAGTAGAACCTACAAAGATAGCTTTATCAATATTGGTACCAGCATTCTTTTTCTTTTCTTCATCCATATCACGCATCTGTTTCTGTATATTTAAAAGTTCTTTATTGGCATCTACCATGTTTTTCAGTAGAGTACCATAGACTTCAAATGCTCGTGGATGTTGGCCTGCTTTGGCAATATTGAGTATTTCTTCCATGGCTTCTTGGCCTTGGTCAATAATACCTTGTAGATTTTCTTTTGATTGTTGATAGGCGTCTGTGAGGTCCTGTTTTAAATCAGGTTCATTATACTTGACCGATACCGTAGGAAGTTTTTCTTTTTTATCTTCTGGTATTGGTGCAATGTCAAACACATCTGCTAAAGTTTTATTCAAGTCATTCATATAATTATATAGTGTTTGTTTATAGTGCTGCTATTGCAGACTGAAAGGCAGCATATGTTGCACAGTTGGCTACTAATGCTTTCAGTTCAACAATTGAAATCGCTGCACCGGTTTGTGTTGTGCTGTTTGGAAACAATAAATTGTTTTGATAGAATCCCCAATTCTTAGATACAGGAGTAGTATTTTCTAATCTGAATACGATACCGCTACCATTCTTATCAAACAATATGGTTGAGTTGTTGCCCGTTGCAAAATTTTCAGCACCCAAGGTCATTTGAGTATTGGCTCTGATACCAAATTGGTCAAAGGTTAAAGCATTTTCAATACCGTTGTTCAGGTAGATTTCACCAGTAACAATTAAATCACCAACAACATTGGCACCATAAGTACCAAGTTTCATTACAACATTGTTTGCTTCGTAACCACCAGCAACAAACTTGGTTTCTAAACCAGCATAACTGGATGTCGTACCAATAATTAAGTTGCCGCCTGCTTGGCCAATGGTACTGCCTTGCACATACAAATATCCATCATATGGTGCCAAAATTTTATCGTAAGATTGTGAGTTGTGTAAACCTAAATCAAGATAAAAATCAGTATCGGTACCGTTATCAGCAGTAACAACATAGTCGGCAGAACCCGCTGGATTAATATTTTGTGAATTTGTTTGAATGTATGTTGCAGAGTTACTTGCAAACTGTGCCACCAAATGTGGCAATGTAACAGAACTTCTAGCGGCAAGGCCTGTTAGTAGTGTGCCATCAAAAATAGCGTTGTTTGCCTCAACGGTATTTGATATAAATGTATTGTTTGTAACACTAAGATTATTAGAGATTGTAACATTACCTGTAACTGTTCCACCAGAAGAACTAAATTTTGTATTTGAATTGTTATAAGCAGCTTGTGCTAAACTAGTTGCTGATGTAATATTGGTGTTTTGTGTTGTATTAACACCTTGAAGAATACTAATACTTGAATTTTGTGTCGTGTTAACACCTTGAATAATTGTAATATCACTTGTAGCAGTATTAGCCGTATTGCGAGCAAATTGGTCAATGTTATTATCTGTTACAGAATTTAATGTTGCATACCCACCAGGTGTTACACCATCATGCACCGTTATTGTTTGATTTGTTGAGTTGATAATTAATTCACCATTAGCACCTGTTGTATTGGCTATGGTTGCAGAGTTGTATCGTCTAAATTGTAATGTGCGGGACATTTTAATTACCTTTACTGTAAATCTGTTGGGTTCTCTTGTTCTATATGTAGGTCATCTCTGCCTAATTGTTCTAATGCATCACCAGCAAAATTCTCTGGCAATAATAATCCTTCTTCAATAAATGGTGCCTCTGATATTTCTGTTGTTATAATGTAAGGTGTATTTACATTTGCATCTGTTGGCATTGGTGTGGTATCTATCTGAACCAGTTTTTGTGGAACAGGAGAGAATGATGTAAATATATAATTGGTACTTGAACTGGTTGCTTGAATAGGCAAATTAGAAACAAAATTGCCGTTAATATTTTTTAATTGTAACAAGTTATTATTAAATGAAACTACTTTACCTGATGCAATTGCCAATGGTGCAGAGAAACCTTGATATACTGTTTCACCAATCTGATATGTTCCTACACCTGAATTAGGATTCATTGTGAATTGTATTACATCATCTTCGGTGATTTGATTATAGATGGATGTAATTGAATGTGTAATTGGTCCACCTGCATCAGATATTTTACCATAAATGTAACCTTTAACAGTAAAGGTTAGTGTCCAAATGATAACACGAGTATCACGCTCAAAATTACCTTCATAGTCAATATCTTGTGATGTTGAATTAAGAATCACAGGTACCTCTTTAACAATACCCATCTCAGGTATCATATTGAGTTTCATTGTATAGTCTGGTGTAAAGTAAGAAAGAATGTGTTCAATGATTTGTGTACCATCTTCAATGTTTCTTACATATAGATATAAATTGAAATCAAAGTTATATGGCACCGGATTGTATTGTGAAACTAATCCTGTGGCCGTCTGTGCAAAATTCTTAACATTGGTATTTTGTTTACGAGAAGAATCATAATTAAAACCAAGTAATTCAAAAGACATTCTTGGTAATGTAATCTGCGTTTTCTTATCTAAGTGTGGGTCAGTTTCTATACGAGTTACATAATCTTCTTTTGGTGCATACACAATTGGCACAATCATACGCTGTGCTTCAGAGTAATCTGGATTATATCGCACCAAAGTAATATCATTGAATAAGTTACCAAAACCTATCACATATTTTCTTAATGCACGATTGTAAAATATATTAGCCATTAGATACTACCAAAAGGATTTGTTTCAGCAAAGTTGACAATTGAATTTGCATTTTGCTCAATGATGTAATTATCATAAGTATCATCTTCTACATTATCACTTAATGGATCGTATGAAGATAATACATATTGTGCATTACTTGTGGCACCAGTAATCTTAATAGAACCTTCAATAAACTCACCAGCAATATTAGAAACAGTTAATGTATTGGCTGTAGAGGTGTTGGCACCACGAACCCATGATTGAACAATGGCCACGGCAGTTGCATTGGCCTGTGTATTGGCAGTTGATTGATATACAATTTCACCAAACTGGTAATTGCCTGTGCCAGCACCAAGATTGAGTTCGATAGTATATGTTGCCTGTGTGGCCGCATCGTCAATATCTCTAACACCAGTAGCAATAAGTTCACTGGAGAATTTGAACTTCTCTAAATGTAATTCATAGAAGTATGGTGCTGGTCGACCAAGCATATAGAAATCTCGGTCTTGGTCAGTAAAGGTAATCTCATACAATTCACCTGTACCATTTAAAAATGGAATCCAAATTAAATCACCTTCTCTTGGATTCTGAAATGTATTTTGTGGTACTCGTTGTGAAAAAGACCTTTTAGTAATAAGAACTTTAGTATGGTTTTTAATTTCAAGACCAAACTTAGAAAAGAATTCTTTTTCGCCAGTATAGTTGAGTGCTTCAGATAGATAGAACTCGACAGGAAATGCCGATTGAAATTTTTTAACTGGATCTTCACCATACAAAAGGTCACGAGCCGCATCATTGTCATTCGGAAGATACATTCCGTCAAAACCCATAATCTTTATGGATTCAACGATAAGGTCTTCCACGAGCCGTTGCTCTTGGAATCGAGAATTGTAGTTGTTGAAATATTGGCTGGTTGGCATAATTAATTCATAAAGAATTCTAAAACGCCACCGTAATTGTTCTCCATATCTTTTTCAAGGTCATCAATTTCTTGCATAGCCTCTTCAAAGATTTTATCACCATTTAGAACAACACCACCTGGTAATTGTATACCACCAAACTTTTTAAGATTTTCACCCCATTGGCGTTTAATCAAAGCAGTCGCATATCGTTTTAACCAACGGTCATTCCATACTCGGCTGTATACATTTGGATTAACAATAGTATAACAATCAACAATAACTATTTGGCCAACCGGAGCTTCTTGGTCTCCCCATGCCCAATCAATAAACAATTTTTCCATGTGGCGTTGATAACGAATTGGAACTTCACCAGTAAACAATTGTTCAAGCATACGAAGATGCTGCATTGTCATGGTGTAGTTGATGTATGATGCTGAAGTGAAGTCATATAACTCATTCAGTCTTAACTGATACCGCAAGTCAAACATATCAACACTTGCTTGTGAATCATTAAGTGGGAATATACGAGTAACACCTACAATTTGTGTAGCTGCGTTGGCATTATCAGTCACATTACTTAAATCAAGATACTTGTTATCAATATCTTGTTGTGTAATTTCGTGGATGTAATAAGTCTTTTGTAGGCCATCAAAATGATAGTCTTGAAAATATTGTAGAGCATCATCAACACGATCCTGAACTTGGTCTGGATCGACATTTATCTCTATGACTGGAAAGCCAAGCTTGCGTAGGCAGTAGTCTGTAAATTGGTCTCGATTGGTAACTGTTGCCATGTTGTCCTCAACATTATAGATATCCTGTATTTAGGTGATGAGGATATTAATTATTTAACAAGTAATTGTTTTTAGTTCTTCTAATGTGGTGGCTTCATCAACCAACTTAGTAATATCCCTAAGTCGTTGTTTCTCTGCCACAATATCAGAGGTGTCTGAGTTAGATTCTAAAGCTCTCTGAAAAGCTACATCCTGTGCTTGTAGTAAAGGTGCTCTCTCGATTCTTAAACGGTCTTTGGTAATGTTTTTGGCTTTATTAATATTAATTGTAATCATTTTGTAACCTCAGGAAATTCATTTGATTCAGCTCCAACACCATCTGTTAAAATAGATTCATCAACTTCCCACGCATTACGAAAAGTTCTATCTGTTGGAATATCAGAAATATCAACAATCTTAAATGGTCTACCAGCCGGCACATCTTTAAGAGCAATTTCTTCAATTGTATGTTCCAACAAACACTCTGGAGCAGGAATAACAATAACTACGCCGCCTTCAACTGTTGAGTAAATAATTCTTTTTTCCATAATATATCCTTTTTAACGAATAATGCCTACTGTAACTAGTGGAGGATCGCCACTTTGATTTGCTCCACCATTGTAAATATTTAATCCTCTAATAAACAAATATCCTGTAGTTTGGTTATTGCCAGGAGATGTGGTGCTATACCCCGTATAATTTGTACCAACATCGTTATTAACATTTGATCCATTTGCAAACCATGCATAATTAGCATCAGGCATTGCAGAAGAAAAACTTATACCATAATACATTTCTCCTGCATCTGAAATACTAGAAACATTACCACTAGCACGAATTGAAATAGTACCAGAACCATTAAAGTTTACCCATGCACGACAGCCGTATGCAGTAGCGACCGAGCCGTAACCTGAGTTGAATTGAAGGTTGCCAGTAGTACCAAGTCTTAAAGTATCACCAAAAAAACCACCAATTAAAAATTGGCTTCCTGAACCTTGATTACGAATGTCCCAATAATGACCAGAGTTATTAGTCATTCTTAATAAAACATCATTTACAGAAGATTGGGACATCTGTAAACCAACTCCGCCACCTGTTTGCTGAATTGTCATAGCATCAGAAGAAGAACTAACTACTAATGGTCTATCAGGACTACTAGTACCAATACCAACATTACCAGCAGAGGTAATACGCATACGCTCTGTACCGTTTGCAGTATTGCTGCTTGCTCCTGTATAAAATAAAATATTGGTTGCAGCAGTTCCAGCAAAATTTGTATCATTTCCACCAATATAAACTTGGTTGACACTGGTGGTAGACAAACCAGCAATAATATTTAATGGATTTGTTGCATTGAAACAATTTACAACCCTATAACTAGAAACTTTAGTTGCACTGTCTGTTCTACTACTTCCGCCTTGAATATAAGTTCCAAGCATATCTAATGTAACAGCAGGACTACTAGTACCAATTCCAACATTTCCATTATTATAATAAATGTCTGAACCACTTGTAACCCATGGTGCAGAACCAGTAGCACCTGTTGGTCCTGTGGGACCAGTTACACCTGTTGCACCAGCTGGTCCTGTAGGTCCTGTTGGTCCATTAGGTCCCGTAGGTCCATTTGGTCCATTTGGCCCCGTAGGTCCTGTAGCACCTGATATTCCTGAGCCTGCAACGAAACTTTGATAGATTGGCATTTTTTTCTAATTAACTTTTTGGATATTTATTTTTAACGGCCTGAATCTTCTCTGCCATTTCTTCAGGAAATACACCTGCATGAAACAGAGCATCTAGTTGGTCACCAATGGATGGGTATTCAGATTTACGATTGTATTTGTATTCGTTTGGATCTTGCCAAGCATTGACTAAATCTAAATTAATTTCAACTTTGTTGCCGTCTTTATCGAAAGCACCAGCTGTATCATCGATAGTAGTGACTTGTGGATATAGTGCGTATATAGCGTTATGGTTCATGCTGATATTTCCATAAGTGTAATTGTTGATGACCCTATATTACCTCCACTCATTTGTCCATTTACATATACAGTTACCGAACCACCAATACGTTGTGCTATTTGAACTTGATAAGTTAAAGCACTTGTTGAACCTGGTGAATCCAAAAACATAATTGGAACTGTTGCGTAAGAACTTTGGTTGTCTGGTGCAGGAGTAGATGCAACACCAGAACTAAAATCATCTCCTCCTATTCCAACAAGTGTAGAATTTCTTTTTAGTCTTAGTCCACATAGTGTACCATATGTTGTATTAGTTGTTGCATACATAATACTTGCCATAATTAATATTTTACTTGATGCTGACGTTGGAGTAATAACAGCTGACAAACCCGTAACATCTTGATAACCAGAACCAGTATGACTAAACCTATCGGTTTTTATAGTGCTGACCACCTGCAATACCTGTCCTGATACTCCAAGTATTTGGTTGTTAGTACCGTTAAGTGTAATAGCCATTATTCAATAGCAGCTAACTGCTCTTCTGTTGGCTGAGCCAATGTTGCATGAGTCCAAGACCGAATATAATCACCACGGCCATCTGAATCATTCTGAAGTGTAATTGTACCACGCATCGGTTCAAAATCATCAGAAGTTAATTCTGGATAAATTTGTTTAATTTTTTCATATAAAGTCATTTTGTTTCCTTTTAATTAAGCGCCACGCAATAAACATCCTGAGAATGTGTAATAGTCTGCTGCATCGGTGTTTGCAGAACTTCCTGAATTTTGATATGTATAGATTTCAACATAATCACTTGAACCATTACAGTAAAGTAAAGTTGATACACATAACGCTCTGGTAACGTTTTGCACTCCGTTTGAAACATATGCATACAGATTACCATTTTTGTATATAGCCATCTGCACAACTGTACCAGCTATTGAGTCTGCATATCTTAGGTTTGCATTTATCTGATAATACCCAGCTACTGTTGGTGTAAATCTACTAGAAGTAAAATTGTTGTTAGTATCAAAGTTTTCAGTACCATAAAGAACTTTTGTCCAAGTGGTATTTGAAACACTTGTTGTGGTCATTTGAGCACTAAATGCTGGTGCAGCCACACCATTATACTGTAACTGAATATTACCTGAGTAATCAGGAGTAATTACTACGCCACTAGAAGTTGAAGCATTAATCGTTACTGGCATTATGCGGCCCTCACTAAAACACCAGACATATAGGTATTATAACCAACACCTGTGCTTTGACCATAATCAACAGATAAACTTGAACCCGCCAAATATGCATACAATTCAATGTAATCGGTTGTTCCATTACAATAAACTAAAACTGATCCATAAGTTCTATATGAACTTGAATTTGTATAATCTCCAAAACCAGCATAACCAGATCCGTTTTTAAAAATTGAAACAATGGTTCTTGTTGGTGTGTTACCGGCTAAATTGGATATTCCTGCGCTTATCTGATAATAACCAGCAATAGTAGGTGTAAATGTGGAAGAAGAAAACATAGATCCAGCAGTATTATAATCAAAAGCATTAAATGTTATTTTAGTAAAAGTGGCATTTGTTATAGATTGAGGAACACCATTTTTATAAGCAAAAAACGCTGGCATATTACCACTCACCATCACACTACCATTGACTGCCGGTAAAGTATATGTGCTATCACCTGCAGCATTCGGTGCAGATAATGTAATTGCTCCTGATGTATCACCTTTGATGATTAATGAACTCATAGGATTACCCACCTACTTCCTGAATTAATAGTTACGTTGGCCGATAATGTAACCGGACCTACCGACATTGCCGAGTTATTGGCTGTAATTGTATATGCACTGGTAACATTCTGTGTGTTCTCAATAATAGGAACAGCAGGAGTAAAAGCAATATTACTACTATTACCCACCATTGCATTTTGTATTTTAGTTAATGGCATATTTATTCTCTATGGTAATGTCGCTATATATGCTTTGGCTTCAGCGGCAGTCATGGTATCACCATCAGCATCTTGTAGTGTGGCTTCGTCAGTATTGATTTGCTTTTTAAAGTTTTGATAATCAGGATTAGTTGATTCGATTGAAATAGATGCTCCATCAGATTGTCGTTTAATGTATTCTGTATTGTCAAATTTTTTAATTAATTCATACATTTTTATATCTCCGAGTCTTGAAACCAGTTAAACCCAACTTTTACTAATGTTCCTGCGGATAAACCTGTAATATTTCCAGAAAATCTTTTTGTACCATCAGCTGATAATCCAGAAGGAGTAACATTAGAAGAATATGAACCAGTAAACCATCTTGCAATTTTTCCAGTATTGCCGTTTGCATCATTATAGGTAAATGTTCCTGCTGCCCGTTTATCAACTTTATAAAATCCTTCCCAAACAGCATTTCCAAACTGATCCGCAAAACATGATGGGTTAGCAGAACCACTCTCATAATACCGCTGACACATTCTCAATTCATTTCCATAATCCCTATATTCAAAAGTTGTGGATAAAGAACCTACTTCCACCTGGACTCCAGTAATATACCATGTAGCACCATTCGTGCCAACAACATTGGTGGATCCTGTTGCGGTAAAATAAGAATTATTTGACCAAGATCCGGCTGAACCGGCATAAAAAGATCCTGATCCTAATGAAAATACTAAAGACAATCCAAGGCCATTAGTTGTTAACCAAGTTCCGCTTGTTGAACCAGGTACGGTAAGAGTTTTATATTCCCAAGTATTTGCTTGAGATATTGTGTATGTAAATGGGTATGAGTAATCACCGGCACCATTTTTTAATGCGCCACCAAAAGTTCCTGTTAATGAAGAACGAACCCAAAAAGATAAGGTAATAGTTTTAGCATTTGCGGTTCCCCATGCCAAATCAGCAATATTAAATCCCTCGATATATTGCCGAACAACATAAACATCTTCTGTGGCTGGTGTAGTAGCAGCTAATGAAGTTATTCCTAGGTAATTAACAAATCCTGCCGGAGGAGTTACAGAACCAGCATTTTGTTGGCAAGAATATTTTGATGATTCTGCGGAATATAAAGTCCACCTATCCAGTGTTCTTGTGGTGCCACTTGGTAATGTAACACTTGCACCACCATTCCTCTGGTCTATTACCATGGCTCCGTTAATAATCCTATTCTTGAAGCCAAGAGAAACACCTGATGAACCGTATTGAGCTACTTGAATTGCTTGTGTCATTATGCAGCCCTCGCTAAGAAACCGTTCATGTAAGTATCATACGCTCTACCAACACCAATAGCTGAGGTACTTCCGTTAGTATAAGCACCATACAAATCAATGTAATCGGTAGTGCCGTTCATGTAAACTAAAGTTGAAACAAGTATAGTTACCTGTGACATTGAGTAAGATAAGTCTGAAGAAAAAGAATACGCAGATCCGTTTTTATAAATGCCTATTACTGCTCTTGTCCCTGACCCACCATCAAACCTGATAGAACCATTTATTTGATAATAACCAGCAACAGTTGGTGTAAAAGTAGAGGATGCAAAATTACTATTTGTGTCATATTTTTCTGTATCTAATAATACTTTGGTCAATACTCCACTAGAAATAGTTTGACTACCTGTTGTATATGCATAAAAAGCAGGACCAGTTGATGATACTCCTGTTGCCAATTTGTTTTGTGTAATTGCACCATCAGAAATCAACAAAGTATTTACTGCATTGGCTGTAGCCGGTATTGCATTGAGTACCGAGCTTACATAGAAACTTTCTACGACCACTAAATCACCAGAAGAACACGCATTGGCTAATACAACACTTGTACCATTACTTGCTGTGTAATCTGCTGTGCCTAACATGACGCCATTACGAAACACATTAATAAATCCTACTGTGTAACTTGGTGGTGTAAATGTGGTTTGACCAGCCGTTGCAGTATATTCTGTAAGAGTTCTGTATGCCGTTGTAGTAACACCTGATGCAGGTATTCCCAAATATCTTACAGAAATATTTCCTGTGGCACTTGGTGGTGCCGCTGAGAAGTTAAGTGTGCGGCCTGAAACAGAGTATGTGTCAGGAGATTGTAGAACACCAGATACCGCTACAAGTATAGAAGCTGGATTAGCCGGTGAAACCGACATGGTAAATGCAGTCGTGCTATTATCACCGTTAAATAAATCGGTGACAAATGCTGATTGCGAGGGACTATTTCCGATATATGACATTAATTAACCTTTAAGCTATATAAGATCCACTTGAAGTGAATGTATGTATAGTATATCCACCAACAGATGTTATTGTACCACCTGTGCCTCGTTGAGCACCAAGATAGGAAATAATTACAACACCTGAACCGCCGTTACCTCCAGCGTATCCTGTATCACCACTTTGAACGTAACCACCACCGCCACCACCGCCGCCTGTGTTGGATACAGCTGAAGAACCAGCAGCACCAGCTTGTCCGTTGCCACCAACTTTAGAACCGCCTTGACCACCTAATTGCCCGTTAGCACACCCACCACCACCGCCACCAGCATAAAATACTTGTGTTCCTGAAATGAAACTTGCTAATGCATTACCGCCTGTGCCGCCTAATGTTTTAGAACCAATTGATGCTTGATTTCCGGCAAATCCTGTACCGCCAGCTCCACCACCACCGCCACCAAACCAACTACTAGCAGATGATCCGCCACCAGCACCAGCAACACATCCTTGATTTAATGTTCCGTCATTATTACCACCTTGAGCGTTTGTACCGCCACCGCCACCAGAACCGCCAGAAGCACCGGTATTAAAAGCTCCTGAACCGTAACCAGATCCACCGCCACCACCACCAATAGCGGTTTGTGTTGTTATTCCTGATCCTGATATAACTGAGTTGGTGCCATTTGAACCAACAGCAGCCGTATTTTGTGGAGTTCCAGATCCTCCAGCACCAACGGTAACTGTGTAAGTAGAACCGGATGTTAAAGTTAAATATCCTTGAATTACACCACCGCCGCCTCCACCACCGCCATTGCCGCTACCACCGCCACCTCCACCAGCAACAGTTAAATGTTGAATGTGATAAGACGATACACTTCCATTTTGAGATAGACCTACAGCAGGTATCTGACTAATTGGCATATTATTCTGTTACTTCTTTCCAAGAAATTGTTGCTTCGTCCCACTCATATCTTTTATCATCATTTGGATATGGTGTTGGTGCTTCCCATAGCCATGTAGTTTCATTTAGTATCCAACTTGCAAATGGTCGTGGTGCATAGAACACATCATTTGTTCTGTCGTATGTGTAACCAATACCTGCATAGTTGCCACGAAGCGGAGTACCGCCTTGAGTATGTTGATTGCCATGGGTGTTATAACTCGTTTGAATCCATTCACCCGGACTTGTATCAACAAATGTATTAAAAAAATCTGGTTCAGCCACAATCACTTGTGTAACTTTACCATCTAAGACTTTCGCAAAATGACTCATTTATCCTCCAGTATTTCAATGCGAGCTTTTAAATTCTCTATGATTGCTTGTTGTTCTTGTATAGCAGCAGTCAATGTGGCTACTAGGAATGATGTATCAACCATCTGATATTTTGGTTCATCATTTTCATCTACAGCATCTTTTTCACCAGTAACAGCTTCAGGAACAACTTCTTGTAATTCATGAGCAATAAATCCTTGACCGTTTCCACCTATTTTCCAATTGTAAGTAACTGGATTAAGTTGTGAAACTTTTGCCAATGCACCAGTCATAGGTACAATATTTTCTTTTAATCGGTAGTCAGAAGTTGTGTTGTATGAAGTCCCACCGCTTGTTGTTTGAATAGAACCACGAATACCATTTCTATTACCAAAGTTTATATGTGTTTCTGTTCCTGTTCCAAACCCAAAAAATGTTGAGCTAGCGTTTGTATTGTTAATTTCAACGCCGCCATTTGTTGAACTAGGCTGAGCATTATAGTTTTCACATTGAAATCTTGTACCGCCATTTTGTGTAACACGCATCCGTTCACCATACGAAGCGCCTCCGTTGGTACGAGTAGTAAATCCTATTGCTCCACCAGCAGCTTGGTCTGTATTAATAAAATTTATTTGACCATTAATGTTTCCACCAGAATCAAAATTAGAGATAGCTGCCATATTACCAACGGTATTATTGGTATTCTGAATCGCAACTGGTCCTTCACCAGCAAGACCGGTACCAGTATTTGTATTGGATCCTTTAACAAAAAGAATTTCTTTATTTGCTGTTGAGTTAACAAGTGTTAATGGATATTGAGGATTGTTAGTACCAATACCAACATCGCCAGCAAAATAATTTTTATTACTAGAAGTTGCTTGGTAAATACCCCAAGGATTAGTTACTGAGCCACCGCTTATTGGGTCTGACATATTGCCAATGTATAAACCATACGAATTGGTAATTGTGACGCCTGTTTGAGCAACAATAGGATCGGCTTTATAAACAGCGGCATCAGGAATTGTATAAGTTGAACCACCAATACCAACAATTCGTGATGCAAAAGAACTAACTACTCCAGTAGTTGCAGCGGTAATTCTATAGTCTGCATAAATGTTATTTTGAGCTGCACCACTTCTAGCAACTGAAGATCCAACATCTAAAGTAGCTGCAGGACTAGTTGTTCCAATTCCAACATTACCACTAGTATCTATGCGTAGTCTTTCGCTACCGCCTGTATACATTGTGAGAGGCACATAAGAGCCTGTACCAACAGCATTAGATTGAATACGCAATTCATTGGTATTAATAATAAATGCACCTACACCAGCATTTGCTGTATCAGTTCCGTTATATGCGTTCCATGCACATTGCGTTCCTGTTCCATTAGGAATTAATCCAACAGTTGTTGATCCATTAGTAGTGCTGGATTGAAACAATACCCGATTAGCAACAGTAGCGTTACTAAAATCACCAGTAATACGAACACCTGTGCCTGTGAAAGTGAGATTGCCTGAAATTGATGGTGTTGTAAGTGTAACACTACTAGCTATTTCTGTTGTACCTACCGTACCAGGAGCCGGCTTCACCAATTGAGTTACTGGAGATGTGTAGCGAACATAGATGTTATTTGTTCCGCTGGGTGGTGCAGAAGTAAATGTGATTACATTACCTGCTACCGTAAATGCTGAAGATGGATTTTGTGGTACGTTTTCAATAAACGCTTGAACATCAAATACAGAACCAACTGTGCGACTTAATGTAAATGCTGTAGCTGAACCATTGCCATTAAAGTAATCAACAGCAGGTGTAAAGTTTTGAACGACATTGCTATTACCCAAATAACCCATGGTTTACCTTTAAGTAATTACAAGAGCAGATGTAATAACATCCATCGAGGTGTTTGCAGAAGAAGATACACGCAATATATCTCCTGCATTAAGAATTAATTTTTGGTCACCACCTACCACAACAAGAGAACCACCTGTTGGTATTGGTGCAAATCGTGCCACAAAATAATCTACACCTGACCGAGTGATGTATACATTGGCTGTGATGTTATTCGCCACAGATGTATTGGTGCAACTTAGACCAATGATAGTCGTTTGTGAACCAGTAGATGCTGTGACAACCGTAGCGTTTGTCGTTGGCACATCTTTGTTGACGTATGAGGTAAGGGTATTTGGCATATTGTATTCC